CTGACGTAGCGTTAATAATATCCATAAACTGAGAAATGTCTGGTCTGTTTAACCCCCACCACACTGGGCAGAATAAAAAGTCATAAAAGCAAATTAATAAATAAAATATAAGCGCAGTCCAACGCCATGTCATGGTGGACTTCTGTTGAGCTGTAAGTTGTTTGCTCATCTAAATGCAGGGTGGTGTACACATCGCCTTATCTACACCGTAGAAAATCACAGCAATAAATATTACCAATGCTAGCCCTATCCAAATCCATTTGTTTTTCATTTCTTACTCCAAGTACAGAGAGGTTCTCCAAGTTTTAAAGGACACTCAAGCGATATTCCATTAGAGCACCCAGAAAGTAAAAGACATATAACAAGAACTTTTTTCAAAAGACTCCTCTAAAAACTTGAGGTCTAGCTATAGGACTAAAGGCTTTTATTATCCCTCCGTCCTTCTTACTATTTAACGCAATAGCTATAGCCTGGTCTTTAGGCTTACCTTCGTCAATCAACTTAGAGATGTTGTTGCTAACAACTTTTTTAGATCTTCCTTTTTCTAAAGGCATTAACCTCTCCTTAACATAGCCTCTCGTTGAACATCAATACGCTCTCGGTTTACCTCAGTTCTTTCCTCGGCAATTCCTTCTTGCAGTTCTAATCTAGCGGAATCAGTTACTGCACGTTGCTCAACTTTCATTCCTTCAAGTTCCAACTTAGCTTGGTCAAGAGCAATCTTATTGTTGGCTTCCATTTCCTTAATAGATAGTTCCTGCATACGGATCTGCACTAACGGATCTTCGGAGCTTTCGTCACTTCCTTTAAACGCTAACAACGGCGCCAACTCTTTAAGAAGTTCTGCCTCAACTTGTGCTACTCTGGATTCAACCTGTTCTGGGTTGAATTGTTCTGGGCCTTGTTGTTGAAGCTCGGCTACTCTTTGTTGTGCAATCATAGGATCAATCTGTCCCGCTTGAACGAGCTGTTGCATTTGCTCTAACTCTTGTTGTGGTTTTGAGTTTATTGTTTGTAATTCTTCATCGACCATCTCTCTAGCTTTAAAAGACACATGTTGAAAAACATGACTAAACAAAGCAGCAAGCACTGGAGGGGAGTTCTGTAAAACAGAAAGTTCCAACAAAGATAAGTGCGCTTGAATGTGAGCATCATGGTCTTGAGGTGGGAACGCCTGTGCTGGTTGCCCATTAATTAGTGCACCGTTCTCTACAGCCGGATCTGTTGGCTGCGGTTGAGGAGGTGGAGGGGGAGGAGGTAACACCTCATCAATATTTTGCACCTCAAGAGCTTGATACATACGGCGATAAGCTGCGTGTAAATTATGTATTTGTGGATTAGATTGAGCTAATTGTAGCTGTGTTTGAGCTAAAGTTACTCTTTGAGCCATTGAAAATATGTTTGGATCACTAACTGGAATAACATCTACCCTACCATCAAAATCCTGTGCTTTGATCTGTTGAGGCGCACCAGCTACTTGATAAGGGTATACAGGGGGTAAATTCTCTCCAAATATACGTGCAAGTAATCTAAACTCATTACGTTGTGCATAATGTAAACGTTTGTGTATCGCAGACATTACCTTTGTGCCACGCTCAATCATAGCAACTGTTGTGCCTACAGGAGACTCTTGACTCATATCACCAAGCGTTTGATCAGCTAACGCAATAAATCTTCTACCATCGTTAACTATTCCACCAAGAAGTTGGTTTAACGTAGCGGATGGTTCCTTATAAGGAAGTGGAATAATAGAATCTCTAATACTTCCACCCGGTGCATCAATGTCTCTCCACTCACCTGGTTGCAATGGTTCATCGTCATTCCGAACTCGAACACCTCTTGCTTTAAATCCAGCAGGAAGGTTTGATAAAGTACCAGCGTCTATTAGCTGACGTAGCAAACTTGTTGCTGCTCTACCCAGTCCACCAATCATATGGATTAATCCAAAGCCATAAAACCCAAGGCCAGGCATAAACTTGTAGTGTACAAAGTATTGTCGCTTACTTTTGTTTGGATCTTGTTGATCGTAGTTTCTGCGTATCGCTAAGACTTTAGCAGAATTATCGTCTAGCGTTACGATGTAAGGAAGTTTAATTCCAGTAGGCTCTCCGGTATTAGGGTTCTCGTCTTCAAATCCTTCTAGGTCTAACTCAACATGAACCTCTAATATATTAAGAACATCGTCAGAATAGTTCTTTGAAATACCTTCTAACTCGTTAACTTTTTGACGAACAGAATCTGCTTCCTCATCACCGCCGCCCTTTAAGTCTATGTCCCTATACATCTGGGCTACTTGCATCTTACGAACTTCGTTTATGTCCATACGTAAAACATGAGTAACACGAGTGGCTGTTGTTAAATCAGACGCGGAATAAGGTACAACTAAATCTTGCGCTGGTACAAACTTAGAAACAGCACGGCCTTTGGTTGCATCAAAATATACTTTCTTAAAAGTAGAACCAGAAAGCGGTAAATAGAATAACATCTGATCCATGTCTGGATCAAACTCTTGCATGATCTCCGTGATTTGATAGTTCATAAAATCTTTAACACGACTTGCTTGTTGTTCATGTGCAGCGTCTTGAATACCCATCAAACGAGTACGAACTGGCCCCCCAGGTGGCAACATCTCCTTGTACGCTTGTGATTGGAATTGTGTAACGGACTCACTAATCAAAGGATGTGTAATTCCTGACGCACCTTCAAAAGGAGTAGATCGTTCAGTTGTCTTCAATCCAAGCAAATCTAGCCCATTAACGTAGGTTTCTTCCCATTCTGATCTTGATTCAAGGTCTTCTTCGTATAATGATCGAAGCTCCGCAGACAGCTCATCAAGTATACTATCACTTAAAATCTCGGCTAAATTAGCATCAAACGGTATAGCTTCCGCAGGAATTTCTATTTCCCCGCTCTTAATAGACTCAATGATTGCTCCGCCCTCACCGTCTTCAGTTATTTCGGCGCCGTCTTCAAAGCCCATTGGCTCGTTTACAGAAACTTCTACGTCTGGAAGTCCCGCTGTATCGTCTAGAGCTAATCCAGAATCTACAAGTGATCCCATTGGTTGTGGTGGTAAAGCCATTAATAATACTCCCGTTTTTTGGGTCTCCATTCATCGTCATATACATCTTCCCCCTCAAGGGATATAAACCCTCCTTGGCGAAAACGCATTAGTGCTAATGTCATACTATCACAAAAATCGTCATAGTCACCATTAGGAAACGAAGAAACCTCTTCTATCACTTCATCTGCAAACTTTTTGTCCTTTGGCGCCCAAACAACCCCTGCTTCAAACAAAGGTGCAACCATATGCATTCTGGTTACTTTATCACGTCCTTTGCCCGGTGAGAACCCCAAAGCTGGTATTCCCCGTAACCGTAGCTCATCTATCAACGGTGTACCAGTGGCTTTTGCCTCCACTAAAACCATGTCAGGCTCCCAATAATCGTGCTCACTGTACGCAACTTCCTTCAATTCAGGGAAATTCCACCGTCCACGCTGGGCATCTAGCAGAATAATGTGGTCTGGTCCGCCATCTTCTGGATTAAAAATTCCCCATGTGGTAATTGCACTGTAATCCGCCGTTTCTTTCTTACTAAACGCGGTATCATAGGACTGTAGTATGTATTTTACGGGCGGAATCTTTTCTTTTTCCCAATCCTGCCACCAAGAACGCTTAATGATTGCACTTTCTGTAGAGGTAGGCTGTTGCTGCCACTGTGCCGACCACTTACCTACGGGTAAAGAAGCCTTAATAGACAATAATGCGTCTTTTTCCCAGAACTCAGGCCATAATGGTTTATCTGACGGCATAATTGCAGGAAATTCTACCAATTCCCACTGATCGGACATAACATCGTTGCCCTGTGCAGCCAATAATCTTCCTGTCAAGTCCTTTTTTCCCCAACGAGTCATAACAATTATGATGGAACCACCAGGTTGAAGCCTCTGACGGGGACCAGAAGTGTACCATTCGTATGCATTGTCAAATGCCGTCTCACTTAAAGCGTCTTGCTCCGAATGTGGGTCATCAATTACAAATAAATCCGCACCACGACCAGTCACAGCCGCACCTACACCCGCTGCAAAGTACTCACCACCCTTGTCTGTCTGCCATTTACCCGCGCCCTTGTTGTCTTCCTTCAAGTTTGTGTTCGGAAAGATCTCTTTATATTGTGGATCATCAATAAGATCTCGAACCTTACGACCAAATCGAACAGCCAGCTCTGTATTGTGCGTTGCCTGAATAATCTTTAACTTAGGATTGCGGCCCAAGAACCAAGCAGGCATTAAAAAAGATGCAAACTCAGACTTAGAATGACGTGGGGGCATATTAATTATAAGACGTTTTAACTCGCCCCGCGCAACACGCTCTAGTTTCTCCGCAATGATACGGTGATGATGGCCCTCAATAAAGTTTTCATACACATGATGAGCAAAGGGCATAAACTTTGCTTGCGCCTCATCTCTAACATCTAAGAGTTTTTTAGCCTCAGTAAGAGCAAGTATCTCTTTCAGGGCATCTTCTGGAAGAGCCTGTAAATTCAAAGTTACTATCCTTGTTCTTCACCAATCATCATCGTTACCATAGGTGGGGGCTGCATTTGATACCTTTGTTGAGTAGGATACGGTTGCAACGGCGTTGGTACAAAACTTCCCGGACCACCGATTGGTGTGTAGTTCGGTGGACCTACAACTTCAGAAGGTGGAACGTATGGAGGTGGAACGTATGGATCGTCTGGATCTACTGGGTCATCGCCACCAACAGGAACAGGAACGCATACGTTTGTTGCTGCATCCATTACAAAGCCCGCTGGACATGGATCCATTTCAATCTCTGGAAGATCTGGACCATCACCAGGGCCTCCTTGATTTAGGGCATTCATTGCATCCACTTTATCTTTTACATCGCCAGCAGCAAGGTTTGCAGTTCTGTCTCCATTATAAGAAACTACATTACCCTCTGCATCAAGTCCAGCAGAGCCAACTAAATTACCTTGTTTGTCATATACAGGGTCAAAAGAAGTAGGTGTTGCTCCAGAAAGGCCTACCTTTTGCATTATGCCTTGAAACGCGCTTGGGTCATCTCTTTTTTTCCCCATAATGTCATCAAAAACTTGTTGTTTCTGTAGAGGATCTATTGCAAGTTTTGCTCTTGCAATAAGCCCAGCCAATCCTGTTTTGCTTGCTGCATCGTCTTTTTGTTTTTGAAGACTTAAAGCAAGATCACTAAAGGCAGCGCCCTTTGATTTAGCTTTAATGCTTTCTACCATTTGTTGTTTTGCTGCTTCTGCTTGCGCGGCTTGCGCGGCTTGCACCTCCCCTGCACGAGCTGCATTTGCAGTGTTTGCCGCATCTATGTCCGCTTGACTGGGGCCTTGATTTCCTCCGGGTCCCATGCCGCCACCATCACCTGGTCCCATGCCAGGTGCGTTTGAATCCGGACCACCTCTACCAGCTTCACCAAAACCACCATCATAACCGCCGTAACCTCCTGATCCTCCTGGAGGATAAGCCGGAACGTTGCCCGGACCAGCAACGCCGCCTGGTGTTGCATTGTACGATTCTAGTAAGTCAACTTCAAAAGGATTAATATATGCAAGATCATGACGCTGACCTTGGATTGTTGTCTGACGTGGGACACTACCGCCCATGTTCATCTTTCTCATTTTTTTCTCCTTGCAGCCATAATGCCTTGGTTCGTTGGTTTCTTAAACGATGAAAAGTCTATCTGTGAAGGCATCATGTTTTGATAGTTGTTAAACATGTTTTCATAACCTTTTACCTGTTGGTTGTAATTACCGCCAGCTAAGTCTGGACCAGAAGGACCTGGTTGTATTGGTCGCGGTTGTGGCGGAAACGGCACTCCGCCATCCTCTTCACCCATTGCCAGAGTTGTAACTTGACCACCACCAATAATACCTTCGCCAGTATACCCAGTCATACCTTCTTCTTCGCCTTGCATTCTCGTCGTAGCCATACCGCCCTGACCACCTTGACCGGGGGCCATATTTGCAGGAACCATTTCCTCGCCTTGCATTCTAGTTGAAGACACCATGCCGCCCTGACCAGGAATTTGAGTATATTGTGACTCAGGTCTTTGTACTTGTTGCGGGGGAGGAGGTGGAACAAAAGCGGGTGGCGGAACATACTCAGAAGGCGGAACGCCAATTGTATCAATAACTTCTGGGGGAGGGGGAGCAACAACTTCTGAAGGTATAGTGCCTCCGCCGTCCTCTTCTTCACCAACAGCCAAAGTTGTAGCCATGCCAGGGGGAGGGGGAGCAACAACTTCTGGTGGAGGTGGTGCAACAGGCTCAATAACTTCAGGTGGTGGGGGTGGTGGCATTCCGCCATCTTCTTCACCAACAGCCATAGTGGTTAGTGTTGTATCAATATCTGGTCTAGAAGGTGTTTCAAGACCTTCTAAATACTTTTGGTAAGCTTGTTGACCACCTCCTGCGTCCCAATTATCTGCTCCCATGTCCCCTTGAGGTTTGTTCGCACTACTGAAATCTTGAAAACTCATAGGCCCTGTTTGAACAGGGAGAGGAGTACCAATCTCGTCAATAGGCAAAATTGGTTCTGGCTCTGGAATTATAACGGGTGGTTCTACTACTTCTGGTGGGGGTGGGGG